CGCTCACGGCAATGCTCTTCGAGCTTCGAATGGATGTAGTTGCCGATGTCGTTCCCGGCCAGGAACTCGATGCCGTAGGACAAGCCGACGTTGAATGTCAGGCCATTGATGTCGCCGACGATGGCTATGCCGAAGCGGGTGATCAGGATGTCGAAGGCGTAACAGGTGGTGCCAGGGGCTTTGCAGCGCCATACCTTCACCTGATCGGTGTCAGCCAGCACGGTGTATTCGTGGTCCTTCAGGCACTCGGCGGCGCGCTCCCGGCGCTTCGCTTCTTCGGCTTTGCGCTGGGCGATCCATTCCTGGTGGCGTTGTTCGTCGTTCATGGCTTTCTCCATGCATGCGCCGCCCTCCGTGGCCGGATGCGGCATAGTGGCAATTTGGTCGCGGATGATGTATGACTATTTGTCGCAAATGTCGACATGAGGGGCGGAAAGGATGACGACTCGAAAGGAATTTCAAAGTCTATCCGAAGCAAGATTCAAGGACGCTGTCATCCTGCTTGAAAATGGAAGGTATTCTTCAGCATACTATTTAGCTGGTTACTGCATCGAGTTTGCGTTGAAGGCCTGCATATCTCAGCAGTTTCAGTCAGACAAGATTCCTGACAAATCCTTTGTGCAAGCGATACACACGCATCGTCCGGAAATATTAATGAACTCTTCAGGACTCTCGCCTACATTTAAGCAGGCGTGCAAGGAAAACCATTACCTAGAGGCGAACTGGGGGGTCGTGTGTAACTGGAGCGAGAGTAGTCGGTATGAAAGCTGGGACAGTTTTAGTGCTAATGCTCTCTTGGTTGCTATTTCAGATAAGGATAACGGAGTTTTGACATGGCTCAGAAACCACTGGTAGATGGAAGTTTCGAAGCATCTGTTCAGCTTCTACGAGAGCTTGATAAAGGTGAGTTTAAACCTGAATTGGCCGCCTGGTTCTACTACGACGATGTTGAGGACTGGCGCCTGCTGCTGTGTGGGAAGAAAATAAATGAATATCTTCCTGGAAAAGAGGCGCTTGCTTACAAGGTTATTGCTGAATCGCTTGGCAAAACAAATGAAGCGCTGACTGTCTCTGATGTGAAGTTTGTTAAAACGGACGCGCCCTTAATCGTGGCCTTGAGTTTTCTCATAGGCACTGGTCCAGACGACGCTTCCAAAATCTCAATGTCAAATAACACAATTAATGGTATTTTTATTAAGGATATGGTTGTGCTCAGGTCAGCTGTAAAAAGAACATAGATTGTTCTATATGTTTAGTTTCAAGCCTCACATTGATACGTCATGTGATCCGTAGTAGAGATTCGAGTTGCTTGTCGGTGAGGCGGTCGGCGCCGTGGATCAGGCGGGAAATCAGGTCCTGCTCTTCATCGATCCCGGCGCGGGCCATCGAACGTTTTAGCGCGTTGTCGCTGTTGTGATAGATGTCCGTGACAATACGGCGTGACAGTAGACGGGCTTCGCGTTCCTCTGCCTTCAACTTGTCCCGCTCGCGCTGTTCTTTCTGAGTTGGGCTGGCGTCTTCGCCATGGCCGATACCTCCCAAGCCGCTGGGCGGCAGATTGATGTGCTGCTGGCGCCGGCCGTGCCGGACGCGCGCGGTTATGCGTTTCAAGCGGAAAGCTCCATGTCTCGGTCATGCCAGCCGGCAAGCCACCAGCCGCAGTTCACTGTCATCCAGCCGTATGGCTGGGCATCGCGTGACTGGCTGTTGTCGCGGCAGGCGCGGCCGAGGTAGTAGGCGGTTGGGTGAACCTGCTGCCTGCGCTTCATCGCTACGCACCGGCGAGGTACGGAAGGGGCGCGAACGGTATGTCGTCGTCGAAGCTGTCTTGATTAGGTGGCGCCGCCTGTTGGTTCGGCTGCTGGCGCGCCGGACGGCGTTGTTGCGGTTGCCGATCTGGCACCTGGCCTGGCTGCTGACCCTGCGGCCGGCTGCCGAGCAGCTGCATCGTGCCGTTGATGTCGACGATGATTTCCGTGGTGTAGCGCTTGATGCCATCCTTCTCCCACTCGCGGGTCTGAAGCTTGCCCTCGATGTAGCACTGGGAGCCTTTGCGCAGGTACTCGCCGGCGATCTCGGCGACTTTCCCGAACAGCGACACACGGTGCCACTCGGTGCGCTCGACCTTCTGGCCCGATTGCTTGTCGGTCCATTGCTCGCTGGTGGCCAGGCTTAGGTTGGTAACGGCGTTGCCGTTCGGCAGGTAGCGCACCTCCGGGTCCTGGCCGCATGTGCCGACCAGGATGACCTTGTTTACCCCGCGACTCATGACGACGCTGCCCCGGCCAACAAGATCAATGTCAAGGCAAAGAGTGCCACCCAGCGTGTTGCGCTTTCACCGATCTGGCGGATCTTCACCACGGCCACCACCGGCAGGGTTTTGGCATCGATCGCACGCTCAAGGCTCTCCGCATAACGGACAGCCTGCGGGTAGCTGGTGTTGCGGCCGTACACGCGGTTGTTGCTGGAAGAGACGACAATCCAGCCGTTACCGCTTTTCGTGACATAGAAGCGCGATTTGGCGCGGAATGCCTCGGTGGCTGTGATCACTTCCTGGCGCAGGGCTTCGAGCTTGTCCTGGCTTTGTTGGATGGCTGCTTGCATGGGTTGGTCCTCAGTGGGTCAGGCGTGTAGCTCGAAGGCCTCGGCCTTGCGAACGATTCGAACTTGGGCGGTGCGGCGCTCCGGCGTGCGGCGATCGCGGCGCATTGGGTCGCTGTCGTCGATCACCGCGTGCATGGTGATGAGCGCGGCCAAGGCGATGCAGAGTGGGCTGATGATCTGGCGGCGCATGGCTTCGGCAACTGCTGCGGCCCGGCGGGCAACGCCGAGCTTCAACATGGCGTCGCCGATGCGCTTCTCGACACCGCTTTCGCTGATGCCGAAGTGCCTGGCTATCTCCTTGGTGGTGAAGCCCTGGGCGACATCGAGGATGCATTGCAATTCGCGAGGCGCCAGGCCTCGGCCAAGGTGGCCTATCCATGCGCCGATAGTGATCGTGTCCATGATTTGCTCTTGCGGGGTGGCTGCATTGGTCGTGACGCTCGCTGCCGTCTACCTCCCGGACCAAGGGGAGGGCGAACGCCACGACCGATACAGCCTGGTGATGGGGAACCAGGTGGATCGGGCTGTCTCTCCAGCTGTCAGGGAATCAAATAACTGCAGTCAGCGAGCGGGTGCCATCAGCGTGCTGTGTGGTGATGTTCATGCCGATGTGGTGCGGCGCGCTTCGTTGAATCGCCACGGCGGCCTTGCTGAAGCGCTCATCGAAAGCGCCTTCACCATCAGGCAAATGAGAGGTGCAGGTCAGGCGGGAGCAGTCTTCGCCGTTCGGGCCTTCACCATCGTGGGCGATGTTGAAGCTGGCGATCATTGCAATGCCATGCTCACGGCAAACGCCGATGATGTTCTGCATCAGCGGGCTGATTCGGCTGTCGTAGATTTCTTCTTTGTTCACGGTGATGCCCTCGGGTTGATTTCCCGTCTGGCCCTGTTGCCAAGGCCAGCCAGTGAAATCGGTATTGCTCAGCAAACCTGCGGGCCGACTTGTCGAGCGAGGAAGCTTGCTGCATTGCGTACTGTCCACCAGGGCTCAACGGCCGGCTTAACTCGGCGCCTGGTGGCTCATCTACTGGTTTTTAAAGAGCGGTGGCTGCCGGAGCTGCCAGCTCGATGCAAATGCAAGCGAACTTGCATTTATAAAAGCATGCTTGTTTTTTAAATGCAAGCACGCTTGTGTAATTTTCTCTTACTGTATGGATGTCCAGTGTGTAGGAGCTTTCGGATGTCGGCGCAGGAAAGAGCAGTTCGTATGGAAGAGCTAACGAGCCTTGAGCGGCTGGGCTTGAGGGTTTCAGCGATGATCAACTCGCCGCTGGCGCAGCACGGAAGGAGGGTTCTCGTCCCTCGCCTCGACACGGACAACGATCAGGACTGGTGCGCGATCATGGACTTGCTAGCCGAGTCTGACGGGCTGGAGATGAGTTTTTGCGAGGATGGATCGGTGCTTCTTCAGTGGGATGCGCCGACGGATGACGATCGGGTGATCGAAAGTGAAGAGGATGTGAGCTTGGTTGATAGTGATGGGGAGGAGGCCCCGTTTTAGTAGTTAATCCAGCCCGCTTTGGCGGGCCGATCACGGTGTGAAATGGTCGCAGGCTTGCGATCAATCAGACCTTACGAGCGTTCCACACAAGTAGCACTTTGGCGTGAATTGTCACATCGTCGATCCTGGCCTGCTGATCCTTGTTGTGAGGGTTGTCGGAGATCAGCCAGAGGTGATCTTCGTCTTTCCGCTGCAGGCGCTTAATCAGAAGGTCACCGTGCCAGGTGAGCACGTAAACGCCTTCCCCTGCGTAATCATTCACGCCTCGGTCAACGATTACAGGGTCTTTGTCATTGATTGTACCTTCCATGCTCTGGCCCCATCCGGTGATGATGGCCAAGGACTGAGGCGCCGTGTAGTTCACGCCTTTGTCACGCAGCAAATCTTCACTTATTACGACGTTCCTAATGATTTCGCTGTATTCAGCCGGGACTTGGCCGTGACCCATTGCCGCCCGAATGTCGTACTGCGGGATGGAAATATCACCCCTGGTAGCAGGGTTGGCGGCGATCAAAAAGCCGCTTTCCTTCTCGCCTTGAGGATCATGTTCAACCGCGCTGACTATCCGCTGCCTGGCCTCAGCGGTCAGTCCCTTACCGTGCTTTTCAAGCATCTTTCGCACTGCGTCTGCAGCGGAACTCGGAGCGCTAACCTCTTTTGTTTGCTCTTGCTTAGCGGCCCCTTTGCGTGGTGGCTCACCCTTCCCAGACAAAAGCCAATCAACAGTCGTGTCGTAGCCCTCGGCTAGCGCGACGAGGTTTTCGTTCTTGATGTTCTCGGTATCTCCGGCGAACCACTGGCGGACAGCCTCATAGCTGATTCCGCAGGTGTTCGCGATGTCGCGTTTGACATTGCGAACGCCCAACTGTGGGCGACGGGTCAGGACGAGTTTGGTGATTCGATCAGTAGTTTTCATTCGCGCAATCTACAAGGTTGCTTGTCAAGCATGCTTGTTTTGAATATGCAAGCATGCTTGAATGTCTGGACGAGCAGAGGAGGTCGCCATGACCAAGAGCCAGGCAATCCAACATTTCGGGTCTATTTCAGCCCTGGCGAAGGCGCTAGGGGTGACCTATGAGGCCGTCCGCCAATGGGCGGATGTTCCTGAGCTTCGCCAGTACCAAATCGAGCGTTTGACCAAGGGCGCGCTGAAGGCGGGGAAAAGGGATGCCGCTGCGTGACCTTGTAGAAATTTTCACCTATCTGGCCTTGCGCCAGTAGTGGGGCCGTCCAGCTGTTCAGGCATCCAGTAGCCAAACAGCAGACGAAAAAAAACCGCCTGGCAGGGCGGCTTTCTCTACAACTTTCCAACGAGTTGAAGCATGACAAACATAGTCCCAATTGACAAGTCCAGGGGGTTCACCCGGATGGACAACCAGCTCATGGATGGCCTGCTGGCTATCGATCTCCCAGCCCGGGAGATGAAGATTGTGCTGTACGTGGCCAAGGCCACCATCAACTTCGGTGCGGGCGCCCAGCGAATCCCGGCGACCGACATCGCGAAAGCCATCCACGCTCACCCTAACACCGTGTCCAAGGCGGTTTCCAGCCTGCTGCGTCGTCGTGTCCTATTCCGTGAGGGTGGGGCTCGGGGTGACATCGGCGTCAATGATCCAAAAGACTGGATCTACGTTGATCCGAAACAGACCAAAACAGCCGACTCGGCTGAAGTGGTCCGAATCGGCTCGGAGTCGAAACAGACCAAAACCGCCGACTCCCTTCTTTATTCTAAGAAAGAAACCCCCTATGTAAATCTTCCTTCGGAAGATGTTACATGCCCCCCCAGCGATTCGGAGCCGACTCCGACCAAGGACGAGCGCAAGGCGCCATTCGGCAAAGCCGCCATGCTGGCCGACAATCCGCACGGGCTCGATGAGTCCCTGATCGCTGATTACTTGGCGGTCCGCAAGTCCAAGGGCGCCCCAATGAGCTCCCGGGTTTGGACGCGCTTGAACGAAAAGCTCCGCCAGTGCCTCACCTTCGGTATCCAGCCTGCCCAGGTCATGGAAATCGTCATCGAGAGCGGGTGGCGCAGCTTCGAGGTGGAATGGATCACCAAGCGATTCGCCGCCAAATCGCCCGCACAGGGCAAGCCAAACAGCCGTCATCACGGCTTCAACGACCGCGACTACCACGACGGCCTCATTCCACGGGAGGATGGCTCCTATGCGTTCTGAAAAAGTGGTTCACCTGTCCAGCATTGCCGGCCCGCAGGTCACCTCCATGGCCATGTGCGAAGAGCATGGCCCGTATGAGGCAACTACCCACCAGGTACTCAACCACACCTTTCGCTCCCCATGCCCAGGCTGCAAGGCGGCGCAGGTCGCCAAAACCCAGGCCGAAGACACTAAGCGTCAGCGCGTGGATCTGGCGTACAAGCTCGGCGACTCGCTGATCCCAAAGCGGTTCAAGGACAAGACGTTCGACAGCTATGCGGCGACCTGCGAAGGCCAGCACAAGGCCAAGGCGCGCTGCGAGCGTTACGCCGCCGAGTTCGATTCCAATCTGGCCGCCGGGCGCTGCCTGATCCTGGTGGGTAACCCCGGTACCGGGAAAACGCACCTGGGTGTGTCGATCGCCCAAGCCATCATGGCCACCACCACGCATACGGCAGCCTATCGGACCCTCGGCGGAATCCTGCAGGCCATCCGCGCCACGTTCGATGGCAGTTCCGGCCAGACCGAGGGGAGCATCCTCGACGCGTTGATTCGGCCGTCGCTGTTGGTCTTGGATGAGGTCGGCGCGAGCAAGGAGGCGCCGAGCGATTTCGAACTGAGCCGTCTGTTCTCGATCATCAACGACCGCTACGAGCGGATGCTGCCGACCATCGTGATTTCCAATCTTGGTGCGAAAGAGCTTCCGGCGGCAATGGGCGAGCGTTCGGCGGACCGCTTGCGGGAGGGTGGGGGCATCGTCCTTCCGTTCGATTGGTCGTCGCACCGTGGCCGGGAGGGCATCTGATGCGCCAGACCAAGCTGACCAAGGCCGCGCGCGGTCGGGAGTGCCAGGTGCGCATTCCTGGCGTGTGCAACGGCAACCCCGAGACCACCGTCCTTGCGCACTACCGCCTGGCCGGCACCTGCGGCGTGGGCATCAAGCCGAACGACCTGCAGGGCGCCTGGTCTTGCAGCGCTTGCCATGACGCTGTCGATTCGCGCAGCAAGACCGCGTTCAGCCACGAAGAGCTGCGGTTGATGCACCTGGAAGGCGTGGTGCGAACGCTCGACATCCTCGTGAGCGAAGGGAAGGTGGCCGCATGATCAGCCCAGCCATGATGTTCAGCGGCATTCCGATCTATGTCAGTGAGTACCTGCCCAAGACGAAGACCGTTCGCTGGCAGACAGAGCGGAAGTGGTGCCACTGGAAGAACGCTCCGGCCCTTCGTTACCGGCAGCGTGCGAAGGAAGTCCCTTGCGACAAGATGATCATGCTTGGCGGCCGGGCGTTCGTCTCCCCTGAAGCCCTAGCGAAGATCCAAGTCCAGCTGGGGAGGCCTGAACAGTGAAGCCGGCGATCATGAAGCCTGTACGGGTCAAGAAGCCTCGGGCGAAGCCTGTAGACCGGGAAGGCCCAGAGCAGGCCGCGCTGATGGAAGAAATCGCGCTGCGCTACCCGGACGTTTTCGAACTGATCTACCACGTACCGAACGTCGGCCACAGGCACAAGAAGGTTGCTGAAAAGCTGAAGGACCAGGGGGTGAAGGCCGGTATCCCTGATCTGGTCCTGCCCATGGCTCGGGGCGGCTACTTCGGTATGTACATCGAATTCAAGGCGACGGTCGACCCGGCGCCCGTCTCGCCCAGTCAACAGGCGTGTATCCGGCGCCTGAATGATCAGGGCTATCTCGCCATCGTGTGCCGAGGGCACTTCGACGCCATGGAGCAGTTGCGGGCCTACCTGCTGCTGCCAAAAACGGAGGTTGCAGCATGACCAATACCGCCGCTGTGAAGATCAGCGATGCAGAGATTCGCCGGCAGGCCGCCGGCCAGGTGCGCGACCTGCGCGCCCTGGGCAACCACGGTCTGTATTTCCGCTTTCACCGCTCCCGCGAGCGCGGGTCGTGGTACCTGATCCACAAGGGCAAGTGGAACCTGATCGGCTCATACCCTGAGCTGAGCGCTGCCAAGGTGGCCGCTGCGCTGCCCGACATCCGCCTGCGCCTGGAAGCCGGCGAAGGATCGAGCCTGTCGAGCTGGGTGCTCACCGGTGAGCTGCTGGCCTGGTTCGCTGAGCGCATGTCCCGCGACCGGAACCTGTCGACCAAGCGCAAGAGCACGGCGGCGTCGGCGATTAAGCAGCATCTGGTGCCGCGCCTCAGCCAGATCCCGCTGGCCCAGATCGACAAGGCGCTGCTCGACCGCGAGCTGATGTGGCCGCTGCAAGAGTCGCTGTCGATCGACTATGTGCGACTGGTGTTCCAGCTGCTGGCTCTGTCGTTCCGTCAGACCTTCAAGCTAGGCCTGATCAGCTCCAACCCCATGGCCGGCATCCGCTTTGGTGACTTCTCCAAGGCCAAGGTCAAGGTCAAGCCATCGCGCCTGCGTGGTGTGCACCTCGACGACCTGATGGCCCGCATGAAGAGCACGCTGGCCAACCGGCCGCAGCATGGCGTGCTGGCCCTGATGATGCTGTGCCACGGCACCCGACTGGGCGAAACCCGCCTGGCCCGCTGGAGCCACATCAGCCTGGCCGAGCGAGAGTGGTTTATTCCCGCCGAGCACACCAAGACCAGCGTGCAGCACCGTCTGCCCCTGACCGACCAAGTGCGTTTCCTGCTGATGGCCTACCGCGAGATCCAGCGCAACGAAGGCTACGACGGCGAGTTCCTGTTCCCGGGGCGCCAGGGCAAGCCCATGAGCGAGGCGAAGGCATCTGCCGTGTTTACGGTCATGGGGCAGGGCGAGTGGACCAGCCACGACCTGCGCAAGCTGGCCCGAACCGGTTGGGCTGACCTGGGCGTCGACCACCTGGTGGGGGAGCTGCTGATCAACCATGCCATGGGCCACAACGTGAAGGTGTACATCCAGTCCGACGTCATGGCTCGCAAGCGTGAGGCGCTGGAGAAGTGGCACGCCCACCTTGATCAGAAGGGTTTCGCCTCGGTTCACGGCTTGACCGGTGATAGATCAATGGATTCATGGATTCTCTGCAAGGCCGCAGAGCGCGCGGGTTTCGACGGACTTCCGGTATCCACCATAAGCGAGGATTGGAAATGAGCATTGCTGAATTCGCGTACCAGGCCGCGGGCCTGCTCTTGGCCTACTACATCGGATGGGTTCGCGCTCATTACACGGTCGCTACCGAGTGCGAGCGCCTGGGCGGCTTTTATGTGGGAAGCAAGACGTTCCGCTGCGAGAAAGTCGAGGATTCGAAGGCATGAAGAAGAGCCACGGCCCAGCCTTCAAGAAGGCCGTGATCGAGCTCGAGAAGTGCCCTTTGTGCCGTGGGAGAGCGGTCACAAAGAGCATGTTCTACGAGATGCCCTGCGGTCACTGCAACGGCTCCGGCTGGGTAGAGGCTGCAACTGGCAAGGCTCTGGCCCTAGATGAACTGGTGACCCAGCTCAGCCTGAAGCTTCAGGCCGCGACACGGCAGATCGAGCAGTTGAAGAACTCTCAGGCATCCGGGCCTGAGGCGACATATCAGGGAAGCAACCAGCGCGGCGCTGGCGGCACCAACTACACCGGGGATTGAGGGGAAGAACCATGAAAGTAATCAGCGCTCGACAAGCTTGGCACGACGCAATGCACGAAGATCGCCCGTCGGCTCTGGCCGTCGCAGCGGAAATTGCAGCCCTTGGCAAGAAGGGCGGCCCAGGAGAGAGAAAGGTGATGGTGATGTTGGAAAACCATGAAGGCAAAGAGGTGGCCAAGGTCTACGAAATCCGCACGGAGGGTGTGCACGAAACTCGATCTGGGCGCCGCCTTACTGATGCACGCTGTGCACACATGCTGGCCGCCGGCATGGTGCTGGTAGCGATCGATACGCTACCCAAGTCCCTGCGCACCTTCGGCAATTTCATGTATTCGCCGATCAGCAATGCCAATGATTTGAGTATTGCTCATGGCCTGGCGTGGCTTGGTAGTGGGCTGGATGATCTCTCAGGGCGCAAGAAGGAGCGCGCTTATTGGATGGCCATGGCAGCCCTGCAATCGCACAAGCAGATGGTTCATGGCCGAGAAGGGTGGGGGCCGGGAGCAGTGTGCATCTTTGTGGAGGAGCGCACCGGCGTGAAAATGGACCCCAGCCATTGGGCTCGTGATTGGGCAGATGTTTGGGAAAAGTTGGGCTCTCATATCGACAAGCTGGACCGGCAGGCGCTGCGGCCCGTCGCTCAGGTTGTAGACCGCATGAGAGAGCGCGAAAAAGCCGCTTGACTATTTGGCGAGTGTTTTGGCACTATTTCACCATCGTGATAATTTCGCCTACGGCGAAAACATATAGAAACCCGGCCCCCAAAACCGGGTTTTTTTATTGCCTGAAGAAGGAATCAAGACTGCCACAGCTTGCGGCTTCGCTTTTTTCAGAATTTTTCAAAACACGCGGAACGATTTGATGGCACTCTGATTCTGATAGCTTGCTAAGAAAAACCTATCAGGATTCCGTGATCATGAAAAAAATCATCGCTGCTGCGGTGTTCTCCCTCCTGGCAACCGGCGCACAGGCCGCTGATCTGTCCGGTGCGATCGGTGCGACAAGCCAGGGAGGTTTGACCGCTCGTGCTGCCGTAGGGTTTGACTGGGAAAAGAGCTGGTTTGAAACCAGCACCGGCCGCCTAACCGGTTATTGGGACGCTGGCTACACCTATTGGGAAGCTGGAGACGCTTCCGGTGGGGCCCATTCGCTGTCTTTCTCCCCTGTGTTCGTTTACGAGTTTGGCAACGGCAACGTTAAGCCCTTCATCGAAGCCGGTATCGGTGTGGCGGTGTTCTCAGGCACTTCCGCGGGCGACCAGAATTTTGGTTCGTCTTTCAACTTCGAAGACCGCATTGGCGCAGGCCTGAAGATCGGCGACACGCAGAAGGTTGGTATCCGAGCAATGCATTACTCCAACGCTGGTATCAAGCAGCCGAACGACGGCATCGAATCGTACTCGCTCTTCTACAGCCACCAGATTTAACCTTTTTTTGCATAGCTCCCCTTGCCCGCCTTGTGCGGGCTTTTTCTTTTCTGGAGATCTTGGATGGACCCGACCGACCTCGGCCCAGGCACAGCCACCTGGCTGGGCGGAACGGGCACCGTCTTACTGGGCGGCTTTTTATGGCTGCGCAAGTTTCTCTCGAAGGATGCCGCCGACCGCGCCATGGACAACGCCGATATCGGCACCGTCCGCCGACTGAACGAACTACTTGATTCCGAGCGCGAGGCCCGCAAACTTGCAGAGGCCCGTGCCGACCAATTCGCCAAGGAGCGAAATGAACTCGCCGCCGCGGTTGGCCGGATGGAGGGAAAGATCGAAGCGCTCACCGGGCAGGTATCCCAGCTCACCGACAAGGTGACGAGCCAGAGCGCCGAGATCGCCCGGCTACGTGCTCAGCTTGGAGGTGATGCGTGATGGACAGATGCGCGCTTGAATTTATCGCTCGCCGCTGGTGGCGCCGAGCGGAGATCTGGATCATCGCCCTAGTGCTGATCGCCGGCGGAGCGGTATTGGGTTGGCAGTCGGCCTATTGGGCCATGACCAGCGCCCAGGCCAACCAGGTAAAGCAAATCCGAGATGCATATGACGCCGCGATGGCTGAGCGCGACAAGCGATTGTCCGAATTGACACTCAAAGCCGAGAGCGCTGCGACCAAGGCATCCAAGGCGGCAACCACCGCGAACCAGGCGGCAGACAAGGCTGACGAAGCTTTGAGTCGAACCCAATCGGAGGCTTGGCCATGATCCAGTTGACCGGCATCAACCGCAACGCCATTTACTTGGCCCCGGCCTCTATCGCTTCGGTTACCGAAGCAGGGGCCAGCAGCCAGTGGCACGGCATCTGCGCAATCGTCCGTACGTTTGACGGCCAAGTGCTGGAGGTTCGTGAGCGCGCTGTCGATATCGCTAGCCAAATCGGCATGCGTCGAGAGGCGTGATGCCGCGCCACAAAATCTACATGCGCCGCTTCGTGGCGCGAGGAGCTTGTATGCCTGCGCCCTCCACATTCCACCGTCCAGCCGACGGTCGCGGCAACCGCATTGTGTTCGTGAATGGCAACCAGATCGGCAACGTGCTCTGGTGCGATACCGCTGCCGGGGTATGCGTCTACGCACCTCACCCCGTGAAAGCGAAGCGACCGGAGCGTGAGCTGATCTACACCCGCCGACTGCGCGGCGCTGTCACCGTCGAGCCAGCTTGGCAATGAAGCGCCCGCCGTACACGCCCTGCAAACTGTACGTGGACGGGGCCGAAGGCATCGCGGTCGGTGACTTCATCATTACTGCTGCCGGTTCGGCGTATCTGGTGCAGACGCTTCGGGCCAGCCGAACCCGCCCCGAGCGCAAGCACATGAACTGCCTGCGCTGGCCGATCGCCGAGGTGCCGGGTGATGCGCGGTGCTACCAGCTGACTTGGTACAAGAGATGAGGACCACCGGCCATGGCCAAGGTGTATGCAACGATCGTCTGCCGGAAGGCCTGGTGGCTGAAGTACTACCTTGCCGGCGTCCTCGTCGCGTCCCACGTAAGTGGTCGAGAGCCGGATATGGAGCGCGTCTTTCGTTGGATAGAGCGCAGCATCAAGGTCGAGGTGCGCTGATGGCTAGGCTCAAGACGCTGGGACCGCGCATCAAGGAGAGCGCAAGCTCTCGGGTCAAGGTGGTCACGCCTGGCAGCTGGCGTAGCGGGATGACCAGCTCCCAGCGTGGTTACGACTACAGATGGCAGAAGGCGCGTGAGCAGTACCTCAATGATCACCCGCTCTGCGTTTTCTGTGAACGGAACGGCCGTACGACCGCCGCCAAGGTGGTCGACCACATCATTGCTCACCGCGGCGACATGGTTCTTTTCTGGGATCAGAGCAACTGGCAAAGCCTCTGCAAGACCTGCCATGACTCCGTCAAACAGACTGAGGAAGCGGCAGGAATCTTATAGCGCCATAAAAAACTTATTTTTCTAAGAAAAATTTGATGAAGAGGGCTGTAGGAATTCGCGTTTCGCCCCGGATCGGTGCGCACGGCCTCGGAAGGGGTGCTGAACCGAACGAGTCGGCGGTAATGAGACTGATTCTCGTAAAAATGGGGTAGGGGGGGCAAAAGCTAGGGATTCTCATCTAGCTAGACCGCCTCCGACCCCACGTAGACATTTTTCTCCCCCCTAAAGGTTTTTGTTAATGGTGTTAACAGACAAACAGCGACAGTTTGTTGACGCTAAGGCCCGGGGCGCGTCCAACAAAGAAGCAGCGGAAGCCGCGGGCAGTAAGCCCTCGACGGCTGCCGCAGCTGGTTCGCGCTGGGCCAATGATCCGAAGATCGCATCCGCAATTCTGGCTCGTAGAGCAGAGCTCAGTGTTAACCCTGAGCCGAAAAAACGGCGCAGCAAAGCGAAAGCCGATGAAGCCAATGCAGCCCCCGTCGAGATGAACGAGGCCGACGGAGAGTTCCTTAGCTGCCTGCCTTCAACCAATGATCCATTGGTCTGGCTGCTCGCGCTGATGAACGAACCCCGGGCGAAAGTCTTCGACCGGCGCAACGCTGCGCAGACCGCCGTGCCGTATATCCACGGGAAGAAGGCCGAGGCGGGCAAGAAAGAGCAGAAGGCGGAGGCCGCGAAAGAGGCCGGCAAGGGCAAATATTCCCAAAGCAAGCCGCCCCTTACTGTCGTCAAGGGGTGACGCATGCTTTGGACCACGGCCTGCCCTGACTGGTGGCGGCGCCTGGCTGCCAGCGAATCAATCATCCCCGAACCGCTATTCCCCCAGGAAGCAGAGGAGAGTCTTGAGGTTTTCAAGGGGCTGCGCATTGTCGATGCCCCAGGTAGCCCAACCATTGAAAGTGCATGTGCTCCATGGGTACTGGCTTTCGCAGGGGCTGTTTTCGGCAGCTATAACAGCGAGACAGGCGAACGCCTGATTCGGGAATTCATGCTCTGCATCCCGAAGAAGAACAGCAAGTCGACCATTGCTGCTGCGATCATGTTGACTGCGCTGGTCCGCAACTGGCGTAAGTCGGCTGAGTTCATCATCCTCGCGCCGACCAAAGAGATTGCCGACAACGCCTTCGTCCCGGCCAAGGACATGGTCAACAACGACGAAGAGCTGAAGGACCTGCTGCACGTGCAGCCACACCTTCGGCTGATCACTCATCGCGAGACGGGTGCCACGCTGAAGGTCGTCGCCGCTGATAGCGACGTGGTGGGCGGCAAGAAGGCCGTTGGCGTGCTGATCGACGAGGCCTGGCTGTTCGGCAAGAACCCGAAAGCCGCTGACATGATTCGGGAGGCCACCGGTGGCCTGCTGTCCCGACCTGAAGGCTTCGTCATTTGGTTGACCACCCAATCGAACGAGCCACCGGCCGGGGTGTTCCGGTCGAAACTGAATTATGCCCGCGGCGTGCGTGATGGCCGCATCAACGACAATCGCTTCCTGCCGATCATCTACGAATTCTCGAAAGAGATGATCGACAGTGGCGCCGCGCGCAAGCCCGAGAACTTCCACCTGGTGAACCCTAACATGGGGTTCTCGGTAGATCGCCCCACGCTTGAGCGTTTGTTCATGCAGGCTGAGATCGACGGCGAAGCGGAGCTGCGTGGTTTCCTGGCCAAGCACCTCAACATCGAGATCGGCCTGGCCCTGATGTCGGACGCTTGGGTAGGCGCAGAGTTCTGGGAGCCACAGGCGGTTACCTGGCTCAACCTGGAGCAGATCCTTGAGCGGTGCGAGGTCATTGATGTGGGCGGTGACGGCGGCGGCCTGGACGACTTGCTCGGGCTTGCCGTCATAGGCCGAGAGACAGGTACGCGACGGTGGTTCCACTGGGCGCATGCCTGGGCCCACCCCTCGGTGCTTGAGCGGCGCAAGTCCGAAGCACCCAGGCTCAAGGATCTCGAATCGATTGGCGATTTGACCATCGTCAAGCGGATAGGCGACGACGTCGAGGAGTTCGCAGCCATCGTCAAGCGCATCAACGAGACGGGGCTGCTGGACAAGGTCGGCCTCGACCCCGCGGGAATCGGTTCTGTTCTCGACGCCCTGGCTGATGCCGGTGTCGAGGAAGACAAGATTGTTGGCATTTCCCAGGGCTGGAAGCTCACCGGCGCGATTAAGACGACCGAGCGCAAGCTTGCCGAGGGCACGCTGCTGCACTGCGGCCAGCCGCTCATGGCCTGGTCGTGCGGGAACGCCAAAGGCGTCCCGTCGGCCAACGCCTTCTTGATCACCAAGCAGGCCTCGGGCACGGCCAAGATCGATCCGCTCATGGCTACTTTCAACGCCGTTTCTCTGATCAGCCTCAATCCTGAAGGCCGCGGGGGAATGGACAACTTCATGGCAGGCATTCGGGATCCACTGATCGCATGAACGCATTTCATATTTTCATCGCCTGCTCAGTGGTCGCTTTCTGCTTGGCATGCGGGGGCGTCTGGATGCTGGCTGGTACCGGCTGGGCTTTGCTCGCGGGATCGCTGAGCTTTTTCTGCATCGCCGGCTTCATCCGCAGAGGGCTTGTCAGTGATTAAATCTCTATCCCAGGCATTGGGGGCTGCTGTCACCAAGCCTTCAGCCAGCATGAGTGAATGGCTCGGCAAGACCATCAAGCTGTCGGATGGAGGTTTCTGGAGCGCTTTCAACGGTGCCCAGTCCAGTAGTGGGAAGTCAGTCAGCGTCGACAAGGCCATGCGCCTGTCCACAGTGTGGGCATGCGTCCGGATTATCTCGACCTCGGTGGCCGGCTTGCCGTTGAGCATCTACCGGCGGATGCCGGACGGAAGCCGGGAAAGTGCCCGGGACTTCCCGCTGTACGACGTTGTGCATAACAGCCCCAACGAGGATATGGCCGCCTTCCATTTTTGGCAGGCAGTCGTCGCTTCGATGCTGCTCTGGGGGAACGCCTATTGCGAGATCCACCGATCTGCTGGTCGGGTCATCGCTCTGGACTTCCTGATGCCGTCGAGAGTCGACCTCGAGTTCGACGATGACGGACGACTCAGATACTTCTTCAGGCCCCGTAAGGGCGCACGTCGAGAGATTCAGCGGCAGGACATGCTGCACATCCCAGCCTTTACCCTGGATGGTCGAGTCGGCCTTTCTGCTATTCGGTACGGAGCGGATGTGTTCGGTTCTGCGATGTCTGCAGATGATGCTGCCAACAGCACCTTCCGTAACGGCATGATGCCCACGGTCGCGTTTTCGGTCGACAAGACGCTGAACCCGTCCCAGCGCGTTGAGTTTCGTGAGTACGTGAAGACGATCTCCGGGGCGTTGAATGCCGGCAAGAGCCCTGTGCTCGAGCAAGGCGTGAAGCCGGAAATGATCGGCATCAACCCTGCTGATGCGCAGTTGCTGGAGTCGAGAGGACACAGCATCGAGGAAATCTGCCGCTGGTTCGGCGTCCCACCCTGGATGGTGATGAAGACCGACAAGGGCAGCAACTGGGGCACTGGCCTGGAACAGCAGCAGATCGCGTTTCTCACCTACTGCATCATGTCCTTCACGGCGCCTATCGAGCAGTGCGTAAACAAGTGGTGCATGACGGCTGTTGACCGGATCAAGTTCTACGCAGAGTACTCACTTGAAGCGTTCTTGCGTGCGGACAGCGCTGGTCGCGCGGCCTATCTCAGCACGATGGGGCAGAACGGCTACATGACCCGAAACGAGGGCCGGCGGAAAGAAAACCTTCCCAGCATGCCGGGTGGCGATGTACTGACCGTGCAATCCAACCTGGTGCCACTTGACCAGCTGGGCAAGCAAAACGATAGCCAGGCCGCAAGGGCCGCATTGATGAACTGGCTCCAACAGCCGGAAAAGTAAATCACGGGAGCAATCCATGAAGCACAAGATCCAGTCTCGCGGCCTGCGCAGCGAGATGAGCCCGCGCGCGCTCGAAAAATGGAATCCCGCGATCCAGGCGGCCGTCGAGAACACCTCGGACACCATCACTGTTTACGGAGTGATCGGCGAAGACTGGTATGGCGAAGGCGTCACACTGAAACGAATCGATGCCGCTCTGCGGGCCATCGGCGAGCGAGATGTCACCGTCTACATCAACTCGCCAGGCGGCGACATGTTTGAAGGCATTGCTATCTACAACCGCCTGCAGGAGCACAGCCATCAGGTCACCACCAAGGTGCTCGGCATGGCGGCTAGCGCTGCTTCGATTGTCTTCCTGGCTGGCAAAAAGCGTGAGGTGGCCAGCAGCGCCTTCCTCATGATCCACAACTGCTGGACCTGGCTCGCCGGCAATCGCAACTACCTGCGCGATATCGCTGACGACATGGAGGAGTTCGACGCCGCGATGGCAGACCTCTATGCCGAGACCAGTGGCCAGTCGACAGAAGACATGGCCGAGCTGATGGACGACGAAACCTACATCCGCGGCAAGCGTGCCGTGGAGCTTGGCCTGGCCACCGGGCTGTTGTCGGCCACTGAAGTAACCGAGCGCGAAACCGAAGACGCCGCGCAGGCCAATGCGCTCAAGGCCATGGATGTAGCGCTGGCCAAGGGTGGAATGCCTCGCTCCGAGCGCCGCGAACTATTCGCCAGTTTCAAGTCCGGTATGCCTCGCGCTACCGGCGGGGGTACGCACAACGCTGCCCCGCCCGATAAGCCCCGCGCTGTCGCGCCAGACCTCTCCGCCTCTCTGAGCGCGGCAACCAATCTCCTCAATTCTCTGAAAGGAAAGTGACCATGGACTTTGAAGCCCAAGTCAAGGAACTCAACGCCAGCCTCAAGGGCATTGGCGATCAGATCAAAAGCCAGGCCGAGGCGACCGAGAAGCAGATCAAGGCCTCCGGCGAAATGAATACCGAAACCCGCGCCAAGGTTGATGAACTGCTGACCAAGCAGGGCGAGCTTCAGGCGCGATTGGGCGAGGCCGAGCAAAAGCTCGTGAACGCAAGCCGGGATCGCAACCATCAGGAGGAGCCGCAGAAATCGGTAGGCGCCCTCGTGATCGAAAGCGAAGAAATGAAGGACATGAACTCATCCTT